GCCACCGCTTATCGTAACCCCCGGGGATCAACTGACACCAGTTCTTCGGTCCCGCCAAGTCGTCCGTCACGCGAGACCACTCATACCCATACTTGTAAAAGAGGTAATCAGACTCAATGTCTTCACAACCCACCTTACGTGCACACGCACAAGGTCTCGAACGTGAGCCATGGCCGGCCAACACGTTCATCTTCCGCCAGTACAAACACCGGCGGGAAGACGGACGCGTCGGTCGAGAGACCAACCGAAGAAAATCAGGGTCAGGACCAAGCATAAGCCGCAAGTCCGTCGAGCCGATCGAAGTGACGCGCTCACGGACATCGTCCAACTCGATGACCGCCTCCGGGTCGGCCAAACCGACCTGGAGGCGGGCATAAGAGTGAGAGATATCAGTGTCGAGACACCCAGACCACTCGACGGGCTGACGAAGCCACATCCCTGACAACTGATCCCAGATAGAAGGGTCTCCCTCAAGAGCGTCAACTGACGCCGTAGCATACGCGCACATTTGGCACAGGCGGATCTTCCACCACTGCCCACGGTGGTTACGAAGACCGCCCCCACCCATGTACAAAGGGATAGAGATCTCCAGCCCGACCCGACGGGCCCAAGAGAAGATCCCCACAAGGACCGCCGCGGAGGCGCGACAGAACGGACCGGAGAACCGATCCCCTTGTTCACGAATGGCACCCTCCTGCACAGGGCCAGAACGCTGCCACAAGGGCACGTGCCGGTCTTCTACAAGAGGAGAGTCATAAGCGCGACGAAACGAAAGCCAAGACCAAGACGGGACAACACTCGGTCCAACCCCGTAAACGCCCGAGAAGACCCAAATATCTCGAGAGATAAGGTTTTTTCCAGGCGAAAACGCCCCTCCAAGGGAGCGGATAGTACGCATATACGCATCTATCCACTTGCGATCTGCGACAGCCAAAAGGTCATCACCGTTCACAAGGACCCCCTTGGAGGACCCGTAACGATCAGCTACGGCAACAGCAAATAAGTTGTAAAGACAGAGTAAGAACCAGGAGGAAGGCAACCCCATCCAAATGCCACGCCGAGTCCTATACATTCGCCCCGAGGGTTCGTAGACTAACCCAGAGGAAACGAGCGAATAGAGCATCGGCGCAAGGCGCTTCGGATAAGGCGCACGGACATGGCGTTCCACAAAAGCATCCATGATACCCTTCCCGAACCAGAAGGGTATCAGGTCCGTAGCTACACTGAGGTCCGCCGAAAGTATCCAGTCACCGGCAACGGCCTTAGACACTAACGAACGACAGTGCCCAGCGCGGTTCGAAGTAAGCGAATCAGCCACACGAGGGTCCTGGAAAAGCTTCGGAAAAGCCTTCGACCGGAAGAAGTGAGCCACGATGAGGTGGGCCTCATCGACAGGAGTCACCACTCTGACCTTAGGGCCCTTGTCCGGGACGACAGTCACCCGCCCCCGCAAGAGGGTGGGAGCCTGACATGCCGAGTGGAGGAATGCGTACGATCGACTTACGCGCTGGAAGTCATCTGCGTGAATGTGGTCAGAAACACCCTCCGGAGGGTTATCCAACCCGCACAAATTCTGCGCGGCCCAGGAAGAGAACCCACCTTCTGACACGCGGGTATTGAGAGTGGCCTTCCTCGAAAGCGGCAAGTCAAATAAAGTCTTAACCGCTGACTTCTCAAACCAACCCAACGCCCACCGGCAGACGGTAGACCGGGAAATCTCCTCCGTCTCGCCAACGGGCTCTGCAACAAGGCGAACCCTCAACGCGTCTACATGCTGTTGAGGAGAACCCGGACAAGAGGGAATCAACCGAGTGACACTGGACATCGAGTGCCGAAGAGACACGATATCCAACCAACTGAAGGGGGCCACGGCGTGGACGAAAGACTTGAAAGGCGAGCGGTGCTGACCCGGAAGGCAACACTCAATCCAACCCTTCAAAACTTTCGCTGAGTCGCGTAGGTCATCAGCTCCGGAACCAGAGAAGAGCTCAACCAGGTTCACGAGGAACCGCAAAAGGGACTCCTCTAAACAGTGCAAAGCACCGTAAGAGAAAGCACCCTTCCCCGGGCAGCCCAGGGGGTCCGGGGGGCGATACTTCGACGGGACTGAGGACCCCGTCTCCGCAACAACACCCACGAAAGAACCCCAAAGCCGCCCGAGAAGGTCCCACATAAACCGGGCACGATCTCCTCTGATCCGGCGTCCCGCCCGAATGAGGGAGAGACCCACCCGCAGTCGGTCCGTATCACTGATTGTCCTGAGACCGCAAAGAACCGGCGTCCGATTACAGAAACGCAGATACCTTTGTTCGAACCCGTGCCGCGCCGGAAAAACAATCGCGCCTCCCAAAAGAAGACGGAAGTCTGGCACGACACACGAATGCAATGCGGTGGTGACAAGCCCCTTCTGCTTCTCTCTGCTTCCACCAACTCTCCGCGAGGAGACTCTCTGCTCCGGAGCCTCTGCTGCACGACTAACAATCATCAGAACATTTGGCCCTCCTCTAGGGGAGG